CCATGTTTGTTTATTATATAGGTTTTTCTGACAATGTCAAGGATTTTTCCTAACCTTTTTGTTATATTTGATAGCGGATTCTACCAATGTATGTGATTGATTCATCCGATCTGAATAGTGCATATAGGCATTTGTATCTTTTGGAAAACATGCACCACCAAAGCCTCGCTTACCATCCGGGCCGGGAACTAGCGTATGACTATTTCCAATACGGTTATCGTGTACTAGTACTTGTCTAACTATGTTAAAGTCGGCACCATTTTGTTCACAAATATCGTAAAGTTGGTTAAAGAATGAAACCTTGAGACTTAGAAAACAGTTAGTAGCATATTTGATTGTGCTAGCCTCTGCAATGCTAGTGTTGAATACTAGTTTACAGTCAGGCAATGCTTTTTTAAATATACTATGCCAAAATCCTTCTGGATCCTCTCCACCGATTACCATATACCTTTGTTCGGCAAAATCTTTTACAGCAGTGGCCGCACGTAAAAATTCTGGACTGTAACAGATAGAATGATGCTCGTATTTTTTTACAAGTTTTTCTAAATAGTCTGGCGGAACAGTAGATTTAATTAATATAGGTACATGAATCGGAGTATTATCTAAAACATTTATAACCTGGCTGATGTCGCAATCCCCGACAGCATCACTAGGAGTACCTACACATATAATGATACCATCTGCATATTTGAAATCGCTTATTTGATTATCGTTTATTTTAGGATCTACTATGTGTACAGCCGTTGTACTCTTAAGGCTTTCGACGACTGCCTTACCTACAAATCCATATCCTGCAATTATAATTTCTTTCATATTAAAACTCGAATAAACTGTTAAAAGTATTTTTCTCTTCGGTACTGGTAATGTCCCAATTTAATACACCGATTAAATTATCTAACTTATTATCAATAATTGTCTGCTCCATTTCAGCATGGTCAAATGGAAGATCTTTAAACCATTGAGGCAATCTTAGTTCGTCTACCGGATATGCAACACTGGTGAATCCTAACGGATTAGGTTTAAGTTTACAAACAATAACTTTTGCACCATCGGTAATTGCCAGACTGTACTTGTCGTTATACATACGCTTTAGTGTATTCCAGTTGATACTAGCACGAACATGTCCTGGCATGTTAGCTTTACCTTGCTTTACTTCCTTACCTTGATATTCGGTAATCTTGTTAGCACGTTTAGGACTACCCTTTTCCCAGCCAGGTCTAGCTTTGAACTTGATTCGGAATTCACTAACAGCATCTAAAACTTCTTGTTCTGGCTTGCCCATCAATACCATTTCAAGAATATCACTCAAGAAGTTTTGAATAAATTCTGGAGTATCACTACGCTTGAGATCTAATCCCATGGCCTTGATCTTGCCCGGTTTGCCATCTACATCAGTACGCTTGCCTTCTTTATCATAGTACAATACTGCATAACGTTTTTTAGTAATGAATAAACTCTTACTACCTACAATCTCACGACCAGCTTTGATAACTTCGCCACGTGCCTTAGGTACATGAAATGTATCTAACATAAACTGTGGGAATGTAGTATTAACTTCTTCACCGATTTGGTCATACAATTGAATTACACTTTCTCTAGTCCAAGGTATAAGACCTTTATCGATATCTTTTTGTAATGTCTTGTAAGCACTAAAATAACAAGAGTCTGTATCACCATAGATAACTGCTTTGCCACGATAGTCATACTCGCCAGCAATAATCTCGTTCACCTTACCCGCCATATGTTTAACAATTTGACGGCCTGTGAGAGTAGTACTTTGTCCAATGCGTTTATCAAAGAAGCGACAACCACTGTTAAGAATAGCACCATACAAACTGTTCAAGTTAATTTTCTTAACTAGTTGTCGTTTGTCCCAATATTCTTCTTCAACTTTGTTCCCTGCCTTGATTGCATCTTTTAACTTGGCTTGCATTTCTTTACGTTCAGCGTACCAACGTTTTAATAAACCTGGAATGATACCTTCTTTCTCATAAGTGAAAATTGTGCCGTTAGCACTTAATACCCAAGGCTGATTACTTTCAAAAATTAATCTATATACTTCTGCCGCACTTAGAATATCACTATCTCCGTTCTCCCAATCAATAGTAATATCAGTGCCAATCTCTTGATTCATAACGGCTGTATATTCTAACGAACCAAAGATACCTTCCCAAGCCGCCGCAAAACTTTTACCTTTAGCCATTTGTGCGTCAATATATTCTTCGGTCATTGTTTGACGTAGCTGACCGATAATAGTTTCTGGCCCCATGTTTAACGCACGAATAGCTGACGGGTACAGTGAGTTAATATCTAACGATCCAATCCAGTCATGTATACCTTCTTTAGGATAAGCAACATACGCACCAGCGGCCGCAGTATTTTCTTCGCGATCGCTCATTTTAGTTCTATTAGGAACTTGGAAACCTCGGCGATGTGACTCGTTAATAATAGCCTGTTCAGTAACAGCCACGGCACCCATTGTTGTTTGTAACAATACAGTATTTTCATGTGCCAGTGTGTTGGCAAGATCCATAAATTTTAATTTTTTATCTAAATCGTCTAGGAGTTTACAGTCGTTAATGTTATATTCGACAAATGTACGGAAGTCATTGTTGTATAATTGATCTAGTGTACCTTCGTATTGTGTTTTACGTTGACCTAGTTCATATTCAGCAATAGCATCTAGTCGATATGAATGACGTTCTTCGTATGTGTATTTGCGATATAGTTCAAGATAGTCTAAATGTACTCGACCAATGTAGTCATATGTAGTACTAGTACGACCATATTTTTCATATTCACGTTTCTTTGGTAATTGATCAAACAAACAGAAACGTCTTGTATCCTCTTTGCTCAATACTTTGATTACACGATTGGTAGTATAGGGAATATCAAAGCCTTCTGAGTTCCAACCACTGATAATATCTGCATCTTTAATTAGATCTAAGAACATATCTAGCAAGTCTGCTTCGTTATCAAACAAATATGTATTGGGAAAGTCTTTGATCATTTCCTTGGCATCTTCCATCTTAAGTTTCTTAGGAGGAATAGCCAAGCATACCATTGTTTCTAACCATTGTAGGTAGACAGCAATCGCAGTAATTGGCATGAACGCATCGTCCGGACTAGCATAGCCACGCTCTGGATCAAAGTCTACCTCAATATCGAAAAACGCTACATTCAGTTTAGGAGCATCTTGATTTAAGTAGTGTTCGCTTAAGGTTGTAAAGATTGGATTAATGTCCGATTCAAACATTTCCTTGCCACTGTTAATGGCTTGTTCTTTGCGTAGTTCTTTTGTGTTCTTACAGACAATGCGAGTTAGTGCATCTCCGTAGATTGATTGAAATTTGCCGCGTGGGTCTTTAACATAAAATGTATGACGTACAGGAATGTCTCTAAATTCCCTATCGCCTTTCTTATTGCGTTCGACTACTTTAACGATATCGTTTTCGCGGTCAAACCATGCGTCTACATACGACATAAATTTTCTTCTCCTTTGTCATTTGAGGCTGACAAATACCTTCACGCGGTTTATGGCCCGCCGACCTTTCTTTATATACTTATTTAGATACGTTTGGTAATATCTAAAATTGCTTCAATTTCTTCCCAATCAGAATTATGAGCTTGCCAATCACCTTTGTGGGCAATCTTAATTGCTTTGTTAATAACACTGGGTTTGATTTGCAGTTCTTCTGCAACTGCTTTGACAGTTTCTTTAAGACCTTCTGTTAAGTCTTCTACTTCACGAAGTACTGTAGAGCCTTCGCTAATTAATCTTTCTAATTTTGCCTTTTCTTCTGCACCGTAACTGCGTCCTGACATGTAAATCTCCTAGTAATATGCCTATTGTATAGTAATTATGCCTAAAGGTCAATAGCTAAAAAATTTTATTTAATCAAATTATTGAGTAGGGTAACGCTCTGGGTGTTTGCGAGGATCTGGATTATTAGGTGTGTCCATACCTACTTGTCCTGCTCGATAGCTTTGTTGTTGTTTGTTAGGAGTATAGCTTTTTACGTTGGATGGTTCATCATCTAGAGCTTTATCTAGTTTTTCCATTCCAAAGTTAATTCCAATATTAGTTAATGCGGCTGGTAATCCATCTTTGACTAATATACTTGCAAATCTTGCCAGTTCGGCTGCATTCAATTTATATAAAGCAATAGCAAGTTTTTTAGTAGCAATCATCATCGATGGCACATCTGGTAAGAAAAGTCTTAGTGCTTTGATTACTTTACTAAGAACACTAGCAATTCTTTCAACAGAAGGCCATGCTTTGACAATAGCTATTCCAGGGCCAGCACCTAATGTTTCTGGCCCTGTGAGAACGCTTGTAATAAATGATGCAGATACAATTCCAAGGTCATTGATTAAATCTAAGTATGTGTAATATTTAAAATCTGCAAAAACTGGAGTTTGTAATTTATCCCATATAGTGGATAACATGGCTGTCGATACTGCTATGCCTCCAGCATCTGTTGCAATTTTTGGTAGATAGCCGATGTTATCTTCAGCTACTTTTTTTTTGACTGATGTTACTGAACACTTGGGTACAGACATGCCGTTTTTAATTTGTGTACCAGTTTGTGTTTGCCCTGCACGACACACACTTGTTTTTGCTTTAGGCTTAACTATTTTTGATGCAGTAGGCTTCGAAGCCTTGATTGATGGCATTACAGCTTCACCAATGTGTTTGTCTATGTTGCGACTTCTACGTCCACCTTGTTTGCGTATTTTAGCCAATTCTGCAATGCCATGTTCAATTAAACGCATATTATCAGCTAGTTCTGGAAACTGACGAGCAATAGATTCCCATACGATTAATTCGTTACTATCAACACGGCTTGCTAAATCTTTTATTTGAGCACGAGCTCTCATAATACGATATTCAATGGTTCCAGGATTAAGTCCAGGCAAACCGACATCTGTTTGAATAGGATTTGCTGTATTTAATTTCCCCAACGGCATTTCATCAATAACTGTATCAATCATACCCGGCCCAACACCGCCGGTAAATCCCATACTATGTCCAGGAATTTCATTTTCATTTAATCCTGGGATAGGATGTAGTCCATGCGGCACA